ACCCATGCTTCATCGACTACTCGTGCGTCGCCAAGTGTGAAGTATGCGTGGTCAGAGCGTTCGCGCTGGTGCGCTTTTGCTGGGTCTATTGATAGGCCGCGCAGGTCTTCTTTGTGGAAGTGGTGCGCGTTCCATGAGTTCTTTGGTGCGCTGATCTTGTGGCGCAGGGCTGGGAACATGCGGAGCTTGGGATATAGGCCAGAGTATAGGAGTGAGTTGTAGCTGACGTAGTCTGCGAAAGCTATGTACTGCATGTTCTCCCAGTCGCCAAAGTTGACGCGGGGGTCAGGGAAGCAGCGACGTGGATCGAAGTTTATGATCTGGTTCTGGTTTGTCTGGCCATCCCAGACGACTTTGGTTGGGGCAAAGCCGTAACGGATGCTGTCCAGTAGGAGCTGGGCCATGCGAGCTTCGCCTGCTGTGCGGCGCATCTGCTGGTGGAGGACTCGCTCTAGGATCATGGATGCGTTGCGCGATTTGCGGTTTAGTCCTTCGAGCTGGAACATCGGGTTGCGGCCACCGAGTGCTGCCATTAAGTATGTGAGGACTGTGTCTGCGATTGCGCGGGTGTCTGCGATGACTGCTTTCTCGCGGAAGTCTGTGGTTCCAGGGGGAACGTAAACGTCGTGTGCGCGGTCAGCTTCTTTCCAGTGGTCGTAACGTCCACGGATTTTATAGTAGGACATGTCGACCATTGACTTGACGTAGTCGGCAATGCGGCGTTCTTGTTCTTCGTTTAGGAGATGCGAGATGTCTTCGTAGTTGACGAGACGTTCCGCATACTCGGATAAGTCAACGACTACTCCCTCGTTAGGAGGGGTGGTGTATTCCGCACTGCGGTAATTTGTTCTTGAACCAGCTACACTCATATTGAAAAGATACCTTTGTTAAGCTAAGTGGTCGTCCTCACATACCCCAGCCAGTCCACTTCGGAACTGACTTGTCGAAGGCTTCTCTGAGAGATTTTCCAAATGTCTTGTGTTCTATGTTGTTTAAGGACTGAGATGCGTCTGCGTGGAGCATCCATGCTTCGGGAGACACTGAAGTTCTGGACAGCACATCTACTGCTATTGTCATAGCGTCCACTTGGTCATCGTGTCGTCCAGATGGAAAGGAGACAGCTTCGTCGATGAACTCGTCTAGCCAAGGTGCTTGTTCGGGGATAAAGACGCGGCCTCCCTCTATAAGGGGGAGGATCGCGTTGACACGGGCAACCTTGTCATGGACTACCTTGTAGGGGATGAGGGACATGCCAGACTCGCGCTTCAGTTCTTGTAGAAGCGACTGGCCAGATGCCTTGTCCTCGATGTACATGGCTCGGAGTCCCTTTCCGCGCCACTTATTGTTTAGGCGGATCAGGCGTTGCTTGAGTTCGGGGAAGTCGTACTTGCCGCGCATGATGTCGACGACATACATGTCTCCTGTTTTGTCCATGCCAGCGACAACGGCTACTGAGTAGTCGGCTGTCTCTGTTTTCTTGAAGGCGGTGTCGACGCCTATGACTAGGGTAACAAAGTTTTCGGGGGATAAGTCGACTGGATATTTCTTCCACCATTCTGTTTTGATGATGTTACCGCCCTCAACATATGGCTGTTGCTGGTATAGGGAAGCAAACTCACGAGGGTTGAGGCGTTCACGGCGTTTGAGTTCGTCGAGCGGGAAGCGTTCTGGCCATAGAGGTGCTTCTTCTTCGGATACGACCTTGCGCTTGGCTGGAGATACTTTGTGCAGTTCGCCAGACGTAAGGTAGTCGGGGTGGTCTTCTGGTAGGTCGCGGCGGCTGACCTTGTGGCCGTGTACTTTCTTGATGGCCGAGAAGTTGATGTGCGACCAGCGGCCTTCTTTCCAGTCAGGGCTGTCCATAAGACGGCCAGCTAGGTCGTCGGGATGCCAGCGGGTCAGGATGATAATTTGTTTGGGCGGTGATTGATTGCCTTCTGGCTGAAGACGGGTAGATAGTGCGGAGGTGTAGTAGTTCCATGTCTTGTTGCGTTGGGTCATGGACTCTGCGTCTTCGCGTGACTTGATGGGGTCGTCTACGATGAGGAGATTGGCTGGACGGCCAGAGGTTGTGCCTCCTATGCCGACTGCAAAGTATGCGCCGCCCTGGTCAGTGCGCCAGACGTCGACGGCACGGCTGTCTTTGGACAGGCCAAAGTCTGGGAAGGCTTGGTTCATGCACTTGTCTTCGACGACTGTACGGATTTGGCGTCCAAAGTCTGTGGCAAGCTGAGAGTTGTATGAGCATGACATGGTATAGCGGTTTGAATTGCGGGCCATGTAATAACTGGGGAACAAGACTGTGCCAAATGTGGATTTGGCGTGACGTGGCGGCATTGTAATGAGGACGTTGTCGGTGTCGAGCGTGTTTTTCTCTAGCTTGTCGAGCGTGTCTATGAGTTCGAGCTGGAAGTCAGCGAGCCTCCAGTCAGGATAGTGGAGCTTAACGAAACCAAGGAAGGAGTCTTGGGCATCGCGCAGCTTGAGGACGTACTTGGCGACCTCAGACTGGGACATTACCCCCATAGCTGCTGACGGAGCTTTCTGCTGGCTTTAACTTCGCGAGCTTTGTTCTTATCGACGATTGTGTCGCCCATGATGCGGGTGAAATGATCGAATACAGCCCGTTCACGCTGGTGAGGAGACACTGTTGATAGGTCGATCTCTGACATTGCCTTGCCTAGCTCGTTGAGAGTCAGTTCTGCGGGCAGAGCGTCCTTCTGTTTATTGGTTACTGTCATGTTTTGGTTCCTCCTCGATGATGATGTTGCCGTAAGCCATCTTGCCAGCCTGCTCTGCTTCGTCTTCATGCGACTCTACAGTGATTGTTTCTACGCCTTGGGCGATTGCTTCTAGCTCTGACCTAGATAAGTCGGTGAGTTGTTTGACGTCATGCTCGTGTTGATGGAAGCTGGCGTTGAGATCAGGGACTACCTTGTTAAGGAGCATCCCGAAGACGCGAGCTTGGGTTGGGTTCCAGTCTGCTGCGCCAGTTACTACGGCATGAGCCAGATTTATCTGGTCTGTGACGTAATTTGCGATTTGTCCTCGTATTTGTGAGGATTGTTGTGGCGTTAATCTGGTTTCTTCTGCCTTTTTGGCTATAGCTGTCATTTCTCTTACCTGTTTGTCTGCTTTTCTACATGACATGGAGCAAAACCTGCGCCTGTCCTCGTGAAATTTCTTGGTCTCAAATGTTTTTCCACAGACTTTGCATTTTATTTCCACTCTTCCCTTAGACGTTTCCAAAATTTGCTCCGATTACTCGCGAGGGTGGGGAGGTGACTCACCCGACGCGCGACCCTCCGGCGGCATGACCCCCGCCCCCCGCGTGTAATGTGCTACGTCTGTGACACGCTGGTGTCATGCGAGGCTCTAACCCCTTGATTTTGCTCGGTTTTGACACCCTCAAGAAGGGTATTTTGCCTCGTGTGTAGCGCATTATGCCTTGCACGTTTGCGTGTGACACCTCGCATCCGGCCACACAATACCTTTCCAGCCATCAAATTAATCATTTCAAAACCTTATCCGAAAACCAATTTGGCGGTCGTCCTCGCGTATGCGCCACAGGTACGCACTCCGAAGGAACTTTATGGGTGGAAGCTGATTTCGGTTTTCCCCCTGTCTCGCTGTGGGTGCGAGCGCAGGGTTTCACTCACCCACGTTGGAGACCAAACCATGACAAACCTCACATGCGCCCAAGCGGCCCAAAGCTACCTCGACGCCAAGACTGCACCTGCGAAAGCGAAGGCGGCCAAGTACATCGCCGACAAAGCCGCCTCGTCCAAGCGTCTGCGTTGGGGTCATCTTCTGGCCGCTGTTCAGGCAGGTGACGTGCCGCGCATCCAGTACCGCGCAGCCACAGACGCAGCAGGCCGCAAAGCGGCACTCGACAAATTCTCGCCGATTGCACCTGCCACTGTGAAGCAGCCGAAGGCTGCCAAGCCGAAGGCCAAAGCGGTTGCGAAGCCGAAGGCTGACACACCTGCCGATCCAATGGCCGCGCTCGTGTCAGGCTTGGACGCGATGAACCCTGACCAGCTTGCCGCGTTCCTGACCGCATACGTCACCAAGCGCAAATAGTCCCGAAGGGACGACCACTGACCCTCACAGGCGCGAGCCTGTGGGGGTTTTTTTGTGTCTGCAAACAGGAGATTTGACATGAGACGCACACGATACCGCTACAACGCGCCAGTTTACACGACGCCGTGGCCTCGCACGATGGCGAAGGTCTTTGCTATCTGCGTGGGAGCGATCAGCTTTTACGTCCTGATGATGTTCATGGCTGTGAACTGGTTGAGCCAATGCGGCTCGCGCATCTACTCAGACGCCAACACATGGCAGATGGGTGAGTGCTTCAGCATGGCCACGATCATCACCGAGTGGTTGTGGTAATGGGCAACAACTACCACGTCATCAACCTCACACGCGGATATGGGGTCAGGCACGTCGTGTCTGGCCACATCGTGGAGCGTTGCCGTTCACACGCAGAGGCCGAGCGCATCTGCAATCTTCTCAACCACAAGTAAGGGAGACTGATAATGCCTGAGTTTAAGGTAGTTTTTACCATAGAGGTAAACGCAACTGCGGCAGACCACGACGAAGCACACATGATTGCTTTGGACTATGCCAATCTACATGACAGTTGGAGTAATGCAGACGTTGAAGTGTTGGAAAAGGGAGACTACGCCGATGATTAACAGATACCGCGTTGCTAATTCATCACGCGGATATGGGGTCAGGATGGCAATTATTCGGTATCGCAAGCCGTTGCCATTTACACCCAGACGCCGAGTAAACATTCACTTTCATCTAAAACTAGAAACAGGAGACCGCGCCAATGTACTACGTTCAACACTACACCAAGGGCGAATGGAGATCATTCGGTATCGAAGGCCAGACGTGGAATTTCCTCACGCTCGAAGACGCCAAGGCTGAACTGTTCGAGGCCAAGAATGACGACCACAGCCTCAAGCTACGCATCCTCGAAGTCAATGAAGCTGGATGGGGATGGTCGACAAAGTTTGTTCCGCCGTCTCGCACGAAGGGGGTTCGCGCTCATGGCTAGATCACACGAAGAATTGATTGCGTGGAAGAACGATGGCTACGCGCCAGTCGAAGGCTGTGAAGAGTGTGAGTTTGCCGAAACAGCCTGCTTCGAGTGCTTCCTGTACGGCGAAGCCAAACCAATAACCTCAACCGCCTCGTGCGAAGAGAACTGATCCCCTACACACGGCCACGGTTTAAGGAACTTTAATAGTGAGACAAGTTGTTCGGCAAATTGCTGAACGACCTGTCTCGCTTTGTATCAACTCACAACAACGTAGGAGGGTAATGACAAAACAATGACCTACATCACAGACGTGCGAAGACGCCGCAGACGAATACGTCAGCGGCGTTTTTCTTTTCCGAATCTTCGCATACGGAGACACCTTACACACCAAAGGGTGTTGACTATGCGTTGTCTAAGAGGTTATACACACCATAGGGTGTCTAATCTCATCAACCTCACGCTGGACAAGGAGATTGCCAGACATGACTAAACCAACCACAAAAGCGATGCAGGATGCTTACGCAAAGGGAAGTTTCTCTGCACAACGTACCGAGCTACGCAAGCTCGTAACGCCGCTTATTCAATCTGAGACATCCGCACAGGATTTGGGTGGCCTGATTGACAAATCACCCATCTGCGGTGAAGAGGCCAACCAGATAAACCTCAGGCCAGTCTGGTCTTCTTTTCGTGACGCTCTTGACCTCGACACACTTGCGGCCCTTTGCATGGGTTCAATCGTATGGACTGATGTTAGCGCGGCAATCCAACGCCCACGCACATACGGCGTAGAAAAGTCAGGCAGTAAGACTGGCTATGCGTTTGGTCGTCCACACATACTGGACAAGGCAATGGTGGACGCCAACAACGCCATCCTCATGGGTCACGCAACACCAGACAAGCCTATCTTTCTCGAAGGCCAGTTTGGTTTGCAAGACATGGTCGACATGCACGACCATTGCCTTGGCTCATTCAGCAACGACAGTGACGAATTGTTCGACACCATGCGTAGGCTTTTTGGTTCCTCGTTCGAGGACAAAATCAAGGCGACCTCGGACGTGATTGCCATTCGTTCTGAGCCGTTTGAGAAGTCTAACTATGGTGACTTAGACGGGCGTGTGAAAGAGGCGTGTCGTTACATTGTGGATCACATGAACGACGACGATGATGAGGAAATACCAGAAGACCCTTCGTATGCTGCATACGCGATGCCGACAGACTCGCAGAAGGGTCTGATTGACCTTGCGTTGGGTAGTGCTGGCTTGCCAGACATCACGTCCCTGATTACGGAACTGAACGAGGCGTCTGACAAGATCGCCAAGGCAGTTGCTACAGCCGAGGCCAACAGTGCGATGGTGGTCTCATCAGCGGTTCCTGTAGTGGCGGATGGCAAGTATCCATCAGGCAAGATTGTCTTGAAGGTTGCGGCTGACGTCTTCGGCATTACAGGCAGGGAACGCAAGAACTTCGGGTTCAAGATACCGACGTGGGATTGGGACGCACCGCATCCTCTCGTGCCAGCAGTCGATGCCAACTACATCTTTCGGCCAAAGATACTGATGCGAGCATTGTACGCAATCATCAGCAATCAGCCAGCGTGGTTGCATGGTCACACAGGCACAGGCAAGACCACCTTGCTTGAGCAGATTGCGGCTCGGACAATGTATCCGTTCATGCGTATCAACTTCGACAGCGAGGTCAGCCGTTCAGACCTGCTTGGTCGTGACGTGCTGGTCAACGAGGGCGGCACAACTACATCCAAGTTTGTCGAGGGTGTGTTGCCTCAGATGCTCAAGAACCCCTGCATTGCTTGCTATGACGAGGCTGACTTCATGCGGCCAGACATTGCGTATGTGATGCAGCGCAAGTTCGAGGGCGGTGGCCTTGTGCTTGCCGAGGATGGTGGCCGTTTGGTCATGCCTCACCCAGCCTATCGTGCCTTTGCCACAGGCAACACTGTTGGTCAGGGTGACGAGTTCGGCATGTATCAGGGTGCGAGAGTGCAGTCGATGGCGTTCCTCAACAGGTTCAAGGTGTGGATCGAGGTCGACTAC